TGATTGGGTTGGTAAATACATGGTAGAAGGCCAACCAATGAGCCGTAAGAAGTTGAAGGAAACATTTAAGTTTTCCCGTCTAAATGAAGCCTTACTTTCCAGACTAAAACCTTGCGACAGACCTATCTTTGGTAGCTTAGTGACAACAAAGAAATGTCAAAGGTGGATGACAGGCTATGCTATGGGCATATCCTTGGGATCACGTTGTGTGTTCCTAAGTAAAGATGGTCTTATAAAATTACACTCAGAAGATATAGAAAGTTGTTGGGTGCCAGATGTCTAAATACAAACTAGGTGACTACACTATAAAGAACTGGAACGATTGGGATAGAGTACCCCGTGATCCTGTAACTGTCGGTGCTTATATTATTACTGGTGCAGGGGTTTCTGCAAGTGCTGTAGCAGCAATGACCATGACAACTTACCTAACCTATTACGCTGTAGGATATATTGCTACTACACTTGTCACCTCTGCATTGTTGTCTGCTCTAACCCCAAAGCCAAACAAAGGTAGTACGGCTGGAAGTAATGGTCTACTTACTAATGCTAAAGGAGCTACAGCATCATCAGAAGTAGTATACGGTCAAATTCGTAAGGGTGGAACTGTTACTTTTCTTGAGAGTACAGGAACAAACAACAAGATACTACATCAGATTATTGTTCTTGCTGGGCATGAAGTTCAAGAGATTGGTGACATATACTTCAACGATGAAGTAGTAACTATGTCAAACGAAACTGTTACTGATTCACGTTATACCTACACAACCACAACCAGAGAAACAAACCCAAGTGATCCAGATGGACCACCAATAGAGGTATCTACAACGAATTATGCCGCTAAGGTATATAAACACACTGGAAATCAGACTAGTGCAACAAGTACTTTTGCAAACTCTAGCTCTAACTTGGCTAACACCCTTCATGCAGAGACAACTGCTACAAGTGATTTTGTAGGTAAGAATATTGCCTATGTATATTGTAGGTTTGAATACAATCAAGATGCTTTTGCTGATGGACTACCAACAGTTACTGCTAAAGTTAAAGGTAAGAATATTGTAAAAACATCTAGTGGCACAGAACAGTCTGCTGTATATACAACAAATACTGCGTGGGTTATTAGAGATTTCTTGACAAGTGAATACGGTCTTAATGACGATCAAATTGACTATGCAACATTTGAGGCCGCTGCTGATGTTTGTGCAGATACAGATGTTTTATCTGACGGGTCTGAGCAATACCAAGTCAATGGTGTTGTAGATTTAAGCCAAAATGTTGGTGACGTATTAACACAGCTAGTTGCTGCTTGTGGTGGTTCTTTATTCTGGGGCGGTGGTTACTGGAAGCTATATGCTGGTGACTTTGTTACACCTACAAAAACTCTAACTATGGATGATTTACGTGGTCCTATAACCTTAAACACTAAAGCATCTATGAGAGATAACTTTAACAGGGTTTCGGGTACTTTTATTGACAGTGAAAATGACTGGATTAGTACAGACTACCCAGCAGTTGAGTCTTCTGTATTTTTGGCTGAGGATAACAATGTAGATGCAACAATGGACTTACCTTTGCCATATACTACAAACGCCTTAGCTGCACAAAGATTAGCAAAGCAGATGCTCTTTCGTAGTAGAGAGCAAATATCTTTATCAGCAGACTTTGGACTAGAAGCCTTAGACATTGAGGTAGGAGACTTTATAAAGTTCCGTAATGATAGATACGGTTGGTCTACTGGGTCTGAGAAAACCTTTGAGGTTATAGGTTGGAGACTTAATCCTGATGCAGACGGAGATATTAGGATAAACTTATCTCTTCGTGAAAGTAGTCAAGCAGCCTTTGGGTTTGAGGCAAGTGATGAACAAACCATAATTTCAAACAACAGTACTCTTTTAAAATACTATGAAGTACCTACTATTGGTGTTACGGTTTCACAAGAGTACAGAGAAGTAAACGAAAATGTAGTTAATGCCTTGATTGTGTCAATTACCAGTAATGATATGGACAGGATTGACTCTGTAATACTAAAGTACAGAAAAACTAATGACCTTGAATTTAAATCAGTGGGTCAAACAGTTTTGGTTGATGAGGGTGATAACGCTGGTCGTTTTGAAATTGTTGGTGTAGAAGCCCCTCAAATTAATGAGGACCCAATAAACTACACTATTTCAGTAACACCTGTAAACGGACTTGGGTTCAAAGGTGATCCTGTATCTACTACATTTAACTTAGTAGCGGATACCACACCCCCATCTGCCCCTAGTTCATTGTCACATCAATTATCTGGTGGTACAAGTTTCTTTAATTGGCCTCCCGTTAGTGATTTAGATTTATCTCACTACAAGCTGTATTACTCTTCAATCACTAGTGCTAATTTTCTTGATGCCTCTAATATACTACAAGTAGAGAAGATAGCAAGACCTGCAACTTCTATTACTGCGCCAGCATTATCTGGAAAGTACTTTGTATCTTCTGTAGATAAAACTGGTAATGAGAGTACAACTGCTGCAACTACAACTATTTTATCAAGTGAGTTACCACAGCTAGGTCAAATTCTTACCCACACTGAAAGTACAGGGTTTAGCGGAAGTAAGACGAATCTTACAGTCTCTTCTGGTAACTTGTTTATGACAAACTCTTCCTCTGCTGGTGCAACTGGAACATATAATTTTGACCATAATGGTGCAGGTTACTTTGACGTAGGAACTAATCGTACCATAAGATTGTCTAGTGCAGTCACATTTACCAGAAAACATGCTAATGCCTCTGGTGGTCAAGTAAATTGGGATGATATACCTAATAACTGGGACACTTGGCCTGATAACTGGGATGATTGGACATACGAAACAACCAACTTTAATGACTTTGCAGTTCTGATTCAAGCTAGATCTGCCACAACTACTGGTGGTTTGTCTAGTGCATCTTATGTTACTGCTAGTGGAGAAGTAACTGGACGATATGTACAATTCAGAGCAATCTTATCAAACACTAATGCAAACGTAACCCCGAACATAACGGCACTAAGTGCCACAGTGGAGTACTAGTAATGTCGCAACATGACTTTTCAATAGCCAACCAAACAGCCTCTAACGCAAGAGCCGACATAAACAATGCGTTACAGGCTCTGGCGTCTAACAATAGTGGAAATTCGGCACCTTCTACCACCTACGCTAATATGTGGTGGTATGAAAATGACTCAAACTTACTAAAAATAAGAAATGAATCTGACAATGCTTGGATTAGTGTAGCTTATTTAGATGGAAGTGACTGGAATATACTTGATGATACGTTAGTTGTAAATATTTTTGGTACTCAGATTGGTAGATTAGGGGATCAACCTACATCCACATGGGAAACTGGCACAGGAACTACCGAGACCCTTGTATCCCCAGCTAAGGTAGCTGCATCAGCAACTCAGGTTGTAGGTGATTATGCTTTAGGTGTCGGTCAAACATGGCAAAACATGACATCCAGTAGGGGTTATAACACGACATACCAAAATACTACAGGTAGACCTATATGTGTAAATGTTACAGGTCAGCCTGCGACTGGCAGTACTATAATTTTGGACGTATCTCCAAACTCGAACATGAGTAGTTCAATACAATTAGGTGGTCAAAAAGATGTTAATGGTCAAACCTCTATTAGTGCAATAATTCCCAATAACCAGTATTACGAATTATCTGCGAATAATGCGGCGTTGACTACGTGGGCAGAGCTTAGATAAGGAAATACAAATGTATAAGTTTGGAAAGAGAAGTTTACAAAAGTTGTCTGGTGTAAACCAACACATGATAGATGTAATGAAACATGCTCTGTCGATTTCTACTAGAGATTTTACAATCATTGAGGGCCTAAGATCTTTAGACCGACAAAAAGAACTAGTAAAAGACGGTAAATCTAAGACACTTAAATCTCGACACATTCATGGCTTTGCTATTGATTTAGTTCCTTATCCTGTGTCGTGGGAGTTTGAAGATTTTTACCCCGTAGGGGATGCTGTAATACAAGCCTGTAAAGATTTGGACATACCTCTACGTTGGGGTGGTAATTGGAGAGTACGTGACCTAAGAGAATGGGAAGGAAGTGCAGAAGAGTTAGTTGACGCTTATGACGGTAGCTTTTATGACTTACCACACTTTGAACTTAACTCTGACGAATACCCTGATCCGTAATGTCTGATAGGTTCCCCATTGGCCTTGTAATAGGGTTAGTCACTCAAGGTGCAGCAATCGTGTGGACAGTATCTATGATGATGTCTGACATAGAAAGTAACAGAGAAAAGATTATAGAAACCCAACAACGTATCGGTAGACTAGAATCTGCTAGTCAATCACAAGCTATAGCTATTGCCCGAATAGACGAAAATATAAAAGCCATCAGAGAAGCCGTAGAGAAGATGGCTACAGACTAATTTCTACTAAGGGGGTATGGGTGCATGGTAGATCCATTTACTGCTCTGGCGGCTGTTAAAACGGCTGTGAGTGCAGGTAAGGAGCTTGTGTCAGTCACTAAGCAGATTGGAGAGTTCTTTGATGGGGTTGATGAACTAAGGAACAACCACAATAAGAAAAAGAACAGTCTTTTCTCAGGTGATGATGAAAACAGTATGGAGACTTTTGTACAGTTGCAGAAAGCAAAGGATGCAGAGGAAGAACTGAGAGCTATCGTCATAGCCACCAGAGGTTACTCCGCTTGGGGTGAGCTACAAGAGATAAGGGCTAGAACACGAAGAGAACGTAAAGAGAGAGAAGCTGCTGCTAAACTTCGTAAGCAAGAGATAGTAGAGAAGGTAGTTGTTATCGGGGGTACAGTAACTGTGTTGTCTATTATAACTGGTATAGCTGTACTTATTATAATGTCATCAAAGGGAATGCTATAATGGGCTTAGAAGCTAAGGGAACTTTCCCATTTCAAATGTATCAAATACCAGAGTTTATAGCCACCACAATAACCCCACCAGCCCCTGCGCCAGTTAAGACTGAGGCTGATAAACCAAGGGTTGTGGAGCCAGCTACACGCAGTGAAGTTACCATAAGGCTTGACAAGTACTGGCAAGAGAAGGCAGAAGAACTGCAAAATAGACAAAGAAGTATGGCTGAGTTGGCTTACAGCCCGAATGGTAGGATTGTAGCTCCAATAGAAGTAGGCAAAATACTAGACGTAGAGGTATAAAATGACAGTAGCAATGGAACGTATTTTAGCGTGGAAACTACTACCACGACTGATGATGTTAGTTATGACTGGTATGTACATTAGAGTGATCGAATGGTTTATGTCGCTACCACCAGAAGCAATGACTTCACAGGCAACTGCACTCACTGCAACCGTCACAGGGGCTTTAACAGGAGCCTTTGCCGTGTGGTTGAATAACGAAAAATGATTGGTCAAATAATAGGCAGCGTAGTCGGTTTAGCGACAAGTGTAATCGACAGCAAGACACAGATTAAACTAACTGAGGCTGAGATTAAGAAGAAACAGCTTACAGGTGAGATTGACTGGGACCTAGCTGCTATACAGGCCACACAGAACTCATGGAAAGATGAGTGGATAACCCTACTTTTCAGCATACCTTTGATTTTAGCGTTTTGTGGTGATTGGGGAAATGCTATAGTACAGGCTGGTTTTGCAGCACTTGAGACTATGCCAACATGGTATCAATATAGCCTTGGCGGTATCGTATCAGCATCCATAGGAATTAGGTCAGTATCTAAATTCTTCGGTAAATAAATATAAAAAGACTACCTTATAAAACTAAAGAACCCCCCTAGGTTAATTCCTAGGGGGGCTTTTTTTTGGGGCCTATTGGAAACGCATGAAAGAAAA